GAACGGGCGTTTTGCTCTCAAAAGCTACGCCTTCGCCCGAATGCTCGGGGACAGGGTATGGAAACGTTTTCGCCACATCGCCCGCTTTCTCACCGGCCTTCATCAGCCCTCGCGCAAGAGCAGCTCGCGGCTCCAAAATATCCGCATTAAGATCTGTTATCCGCGTTTGGGCTTTCAGGTTTTTCATCTGGCTCACCGTTATTGCTGAGCTCAGCCCTTTAATCGCGCCGTCAACGCCGGCGGCGCCAACATTTCCCATCGTCGCCATCGCTCCGGCGGGAGTAGATGCGTCAAATTGTCCTGCCAGAATAGGATTGAGACCGCCTTTTTTCAGATCCTCCATACGGCGCTGAATTGCCGTGTTCGACATACGCTCTTGAAAAGCGCGATTTTCCTTTGCGATCCGTTCGTTCGAGGCATTAGCCGCGGCCTGGCCTCGAGCAGACGCCCGGCCACCAAGCCATGAGCCAACAGCACCAATAGCGGCACCAATCCAGCCGCCTTGATATTTAGGGCCCTTAAACGGTCGCATCAGAAGTGATCCAGGTTCCCAGGTACACCATACAGAGGCAGAGGCCGAGCGGCTTTAATTTCGTGGTAGAAGTCTGCAAGGAACTGCGGTTGTGTAGGCACAGCAATAGCACGATCAAGAGGAGTACCAGTGTTCGCCTGAATAAACGTATCACCAAGAGTAGGCAACGAAGTGAAATCCTCAGACAAATGCCAGGACGCAAGGTTGCTGGCGGCATCCACATTCATAAGACCGGTTAGCTTTCCGTTGAGGAATCGGTATTCCGCGTAGCGTTCCTGATAACCGAATACCAGGTCATCATTAGCATCGCCTTGCGTCCAAATCTCACCATTCAGAACGCTCTGCTCGCCGATTCCGGCCAGAACAGGATAATAGAAGTCGTACCGTGTTTGTTTCGACCAGTACCGATCGATACCCTGGGAGTACGTGATATCACCTCGGACATTGCCGAGAATAATTACGACACCGTGTTCCACGAACGACTTCGTCCAGGAGTGCGTACCAGCCACAATACCGTTCGCCGCCATATTGCCAAGCTTGTCGTCCTCGGCTGGCGTGGTCTGTGCATTTTGCTGCAATACCGGAGACAGTTGAACGACAGAAGATCCACCACCTAAGAATTCCGGCCGCTGCAGACGGAAGTCAGGTGAACGAACGCCCCAATGGGCCAGGAGACTTTCAACGTACCGAGTACCTGAACGCGCATCCCTTTCCAGGAGCCGCTGTGTTTGGAACGCCAAGCGAATGTCGTTGATCGAAGATGCAGTAGCGTTCGTGAGGTCCGCCTCGAGACCAGGGTCTTCCCAGTAAAAGTCCTGGTAGGTACCACTGACGATAGTATCGTCCGTAACAATATCTTGAGAACTATTAGCACCAATTGTGATAGGCGCATCGCCGCCGGTGTTGTCAAACGTCGGCGACGTACTTGTAGTCTCCGGCACAACCGGCGCGGAAGTGCCAAGCGGCAAGCTTACCGCAGTGCCTTTCTGCGGCCAGGGCAGACACGACGTCAAATAGTCATGACGCTTACCACGCTTTACAGGCTGGCCGAGAACAACATTACTACCAACACCAGTCGCCGATAACGTATCCGGCCCATCGTCAGTATCAACGAGAAGACTGTCTTGCAAATTCTCATCACGAAACCACTCATTCCAAATAAGCGCATACGCGCGAAACGGCAACGCACTAACAGTTACATCGTCAGGATCAATATGTGCACCAGACTTATTGTCCAAAGGCAAACCGAAATAATCCCATAACGAGGCCTCGCCCGTGTTGGCTGTACCGCCAGCAACAATAGGCACCGTAAAATCTATGCTATCGCCAGGATCGTCCTGCGCCCCATGAAACTTCTCATGGTTCGCCCACAAGAGCCGATACGGCACAAAGAACGCAAACGTATCAAATCGCAGGTTGTCAAGAATCGGTCGCAGCATCGTATTCAAACGAATGAAGAACGACGTTTTACAGTTGAACGTATCGCCTGGAATGATATCGATGGGCTGACAGATCGGTACCAGGTAATCGGCGTCGAATGTCGTTTTGTGGGGATGAGAGAGATTAAAGCTCGACCGCGGTATCCTCGCGCTCGGAACGTTGGAGAACTCGTGTTGTGATTTCATGCGTCACTGCCTTGTTTCATGTTGCGGTGGAGGTCCTCGATATTGTCCCGGTTAACCTGGCGTGTTGCTGCTACCAGCTCCAGGGCCGTTGCCACTCTTTCAGGCCCGAAGCCTGTTACTTCGCCAGTACCGTCATTAAACGTACCAAGACAGAACAGCGTGTAATCCTCGGGGTGTTTTCCAATTTCATGATCGGCGTCCGTGCATACGTCCTTGAATGACCGTGTTACTTCACCATGAGATTTGGCTGTAAAGGGGCGTTGATAAATAGCCGCGGCTGAATCGAAGATGGAGTAGATATTAAGTAGCATTAGACGTTCCTCTTGGTTTGTCGCGCTTTCGCGCAGTGGTATTTGTCGCGGAGTCTTTGTGGTGTGAAGTCCGCGGCATGGGCTTTGATGAATTGCTGCCGTAGTTCTTTAACCAGGCCAAGCGTGTTTGGATCTCGGTATTCGAGAATATTTTGATAGTAGCGTGGAACCTTCCGGATAATTCCCTTGCCGGGCACCGGTACCTCATCCGAGGGGAAGATGTCAGTCGTATATTTCTCATAGAAGCCGACACCTAGCCCGCAAGGGGCGTTTTTATTGCCGGTAGACATACGTATGAATTCTGGAAGTAGCCAGTAGGCCTCGCCGTGCTCGTCACATCGGAGGTAATGGTCGTGCGCTTTTTTTCCTGTGATTTTTTTAAGAGCGTACCGAGCCGTGTAGGCTGCGGTTTCGTAATTAAGGGCCGCAACGGTAGAGAAGCCATAAGGCCATAGTTTCTCAAGAGTTGGGCTCGTAAATGTGTACTGTCCTTCGTCATCGCGCCACAGTACCTGGTCGTCGAAAGAACAATTGAAGAGACAGAGATGATAATGCGGTCTCTGATTTTCGTCGCCGTATTCACCGCAGTAGAAGTATTTAATTTTTTGCGGGAGCGTTTTACGAAGTCTTCGTATGAACTTAGAGACATCAGAGGGTCGGAGACTGTAGTCCGCCGGTATGTAGTATCCTTTTCGGTATTGTTCGTCGTCGCACTCGGCTGGATCGCGGTACGTGAGAGTAATGAAACAATTGCCATGCTGATCGGCCCACATGCAGGACTCGTGGACGATCCGGACTGCCCACATGAGAGCATGATCCAGGCGGCAACCAAGACAAGAACCGCAAGCAACTTCAAGCTTCTGCGCA